TACTGCTGGCCGATGGGGCACTGGTTGGCGCAATAGTAATTGCAGAGGCTCGGCTGTTTGTACTTCTCGGCCATGACCAGCACCTCGTCCGGATGGGGCAGGGAGCGCTCGTTTTCGATTTTCTCGATGCGCTCGGGAGCAATGCATTCCAGAAGGTCGGAAGCCGCCTCTCTGGTGAGCTGCAGGCTCTCTCTGGTCTTGTGGTAAATGTTCTTGTTTTCCTTGGTAGATACTCTGGCCATATGCAACATCCTCACGATTGCTTAATACTTGTATTATAAGGGTTTTATGTCGAAAACGCAAGGAATTAGGAGGGTGTCAACAGTTATGTCAAAGGCGTTTTTCGCCGCACGAATCAAAAGAGCGATCATACCTCATCCCCCTCTTTTTCCTCTGCACGCACCCACTTCAGAAGCAGATATACTCCCAGTAAAAGAACTAAGCTCAACACAGCAGCCTGTGCAAATGCCACAAGCAACTCCAGTGGGTGCTCCATAATTTCAGCACGCCATTCAGGGACCAAAACAAGGGGAAGGATGCGAATCAGTAGCGGGATTACAATAATCCAAAGAATCTCTTTTGCACACAATTTCCGTTTCATGTCAGTCCTCCTTTGCCGCTTCCACCAGTGTCTCCCCGGTCAGTCGGTACACCGTCCACTCATCCGTGGGAACAGCCCACATCCGCTTGTATAAAACTCAATAGAGGGGTGTTCCAGTCCAAACACGCCCACTCCAGCCGTCCGCAGCCTCAGTACGGCCATACTCCACTTTAACTTGACACTTCTTTTACACTCTCTGCAATGCGAATTAGTGTATCTTCATTAAAGAAACCGGAAATGTAAAATACCGAATTGTTCTGGTCTGTCCACAAAATGTTATTTGCTACAGATGGCTCTTCGAAAAGGATCAAATCAGCCACATGGTCACCAACAACCGCCGTTGTGACGTTTGCTCCTTCTGCGTCAACAAAAACTGTTGTCTCATCCGGCTTGAAGATGTAGTGAAATCTCAACAGCTGACCCGCTTCATTTCTATAAATGATATCAACTCTTCCGCCGGAATCCGTTCCCTTAATCTTTTCATATCCGTGCGGAACCCATGTGGGTGCATAATTAGCAAAACTGCTGCTGTTGTTCGCCTTTTCGGCGTAATGGTAAACGAAGTAGGTTTCATATACCTCTTTGATCCACCCCACAAAGGCGGCTCTGAGCGGTGCGCTTGTCGCAATCATCGCGCCGAAGAAAACACCAAGGGTCAGGCATGCGGCGACACATCGATTCAACCAAATTTTTGTTGTGCCATACTTGGTCGGCCGATGATATGTAAGTGCTTCGTCAATATACTCGGCACTGATTGCGCCCAATGCGTCAGAAAACAATTGCACTTTCATACCAAGACCTCTTTTGCGATCAGATATTCTCGCATTTGCTTCCGAATTCGGGTAAGCCGAACAGATACATTCTTTTCCGTCAAACCTGTCTGCGCTGCGATGTCTGCATAGCTGTCTGAAAACCAATAGCGCCGCATGAAGATAACCCGGTTTTCCACCGTCAGGGTGTCAAGGAATGCCTCGATAAGTTTGGTTAATACTTTGACTTCAACCGTTTCCTCAATATTCACCGTGGAGGCAATGCATTGTTCAATTTCCTCCATGGAGACTTCATAAGAGCTATTGCGTTTCAACGCTGAATTGGCACGATAACGCATAATGGAATATCTGCGTACAAGCACACATACAAAGGTCAGCAGTGGATTGGGCCTCTGCGGCGGGATTGCGTTCCACGTGCCAAGATAAGCGTCATTGACACATTCCTCCGCATCCATTGTATTGTGCAGAATATTATAGGAAAGCTTGTGGCAGGTTTTTCCGTATTTGGCATCAAGTTCACTGATTGCCAATTCCGACCTTGCAAAAAACAGGTCGATAATCTTGCCGTCGTCCAACAAGCAGTCTCTCCTTTCTTTATGTCTCTCGGTATGCCCGCTGCCGGATTATCGGTTGCGAACTACACAGTCATGCTCCATTTCAACTCGATGACTCTCTAACACTCTCTGCAATATTGATCAGCGTATCCTCATCAAAGAAACCGGTCACATAAAAAGTAACATCACTAAGTTCCGCTGTCCACATTATGGCGCTTGCTACATCCTCATTTGTAGACACGAGCATATCTGCAGGTCGTCCATTCACAGATGAACTTTTTTGAATGGTATCCGTTGTATCAAAGTACCACTCAGTGGAATTTGGGTTATGTATATAACCAAACTGCATTCGTTTTCCAGATTCCTCTTTATAGCGAACGGTCACGCCACCGTTTACGTCAATTATCATATGCTCAGAATATCCATCAGGGATCCATGCAGGACGGTAGTCATTTCTCTCTGCTGAGACATCAGCTTCTCCAGAAAACCGGTAAACAAAGAACATCTCATACGTGTCTTTTACCCATCCAACAAATGCTGCTCTCGCCTCTGCATTTGTGGCCAAAATTGCCCCCAAGCAAAGGACAACGGCCAGACACGCAGCAACACAAGATTTCATCCAGTTTCCCGTTGTGCGATGTTTTCTGACCCGATAATATGTAAGTGCCTCATCGATGTATTTGGCACTGATTTCGCCCATCGCATCAGAAAACAACTGTACCTTCATCCTTAGACCTCCTTTGTAATCAAGTGTCCTTGCCAGTTTTCCATGTACGGATAGTTCTCTCTAAAGTCACACCCACTTCAATGCTCTTTCCTTATATAACTTATATACTTGCAATCTGCAACCAAAAACTACACAAAAACAGAAGATTCATTTTTAATTTCGGCACTGTTGCAGTATCTCTACAAAACACATAGGTAGGCGACTGTATGGGCTCTGCATCAAAATTTTTGTTCTTCACATAAAACTTTCACCCTAAGGCAAATCTTTTAACCTGAAGTTACTTAGTTAAAAACGATATTCCACACGTTTTCCACACGAAAAGCCACCCACCCTCTCCGTGCAAAAGAAAAAGTCCTGTAACCGTTACGGTTACAGGACTTTTTGGTGGAGATAAGCGGGATCGAACCGCTGACCTCTTGAATGCCATACAAGCCTTTTCCCCGCATTTGCAATGGTTTGCGGGATTTTTTCAGCAATACGACTGCAATCAAGGCAACCGAATATTTGTCCGTGATGAAGGCCACCTTTCGGTGGCCATTTTTTGCCCCTCTTCCTGTTATACACAAAATTTACACAAAATATTTTTGAAATTCGCTTGACAAATACACACTAAATGTGTATAATATTGATTGTAAGGAGGGCACACAATGAAGCGTAGAGACTTGATAAAGCTTCTCGAACAAAACGGCTGGTGGCTCAAGCGTGATGGCGGAAACCACGACATCTACACAAACGGCATCGACTGTGAGCCAATATCCCGACAAAAAGAAATCAAAGAAGCTGTAGCAAAAGCAATCATCAAGCGACGGGGGCTGAAATAACCCCCCGTCGCAATAAATAAATATAAACTAAGATAGGAGTGAACGCAATATGAAAGCAGTATTTCCCGTTATATTTACCAGACTTGAAGATGGCGGCTATATGGCCTTCTCTCCAGACTTCCAAATCAACACGCAAGGCGAAACACTCGCAGATGCAATCGAGATGGCCCGTGATGCAATTGGTATTATGGGCATAGATATGGAGGACGACAATAAGGCTATCCCCACCCCCTCTTCTCCCCATGACATCACCTGCGCAGCTGATGAAATAGTGTCCATGATCGACATTGACTTTACCGCATATCGCCGAGCAAATGAGCGGCGCACTGTACGCCGCAATGTGTCCTTGCCCTCTTGGCTCAATTCCGAGGCCGAAAAGGCCGGCCTTAATGTATCCGCTATCTTGCAGGCAGCATTGAAGCAAGAACTCCACATTACTGAATAAGCAAAGGAAGCCCCCGGCAGGTTGCCGGGGGCTTCCTTTGCTTTTTTCGTCCGTTTTTAACGGCTCAGGAGTTCTTCACGATATTGATCGCGCAATCAGTCCAGTGCTTGAGTGCCGCCATGATCATGGTCGCCACCTCTTCCCGTGTGGCAAAGCTCTGAGGACGACGCCCATCCGTAATTCCCATGTGCTGAGCTTCCGGCATCTTGCCCCAAGGGTTCGTCCCCTTTTCCGCCTGCCTTGCCAACCAGTTCTCCATCAGAGCATCAAACTCTTTCTGTGTCATACCCGGTCCTCCTCAAGAATTGCTGTCATTGGCTGCGCCCTCCAACTGCTGGTGGAGCTTCAGCACCGCAGCCTCCACCGCATTGCGAACAGCCGGCTCATCTACTTCATATCCCTTGTCTTTCAAAAACGTCAATGCGTAGTTCAGTCGGTCATGCCCCTCAGACTGGTGGAACAGCTGCTGCGCTGCGGCCACGGCAATATCCACCCAGGCCAACAGCTCCTCCCGCTCCTGAGCGGTGGTTCTGCTCCTGATCCAGGGGATCACAAAGGCAGTGATGATAGCCACCACCAAGGCGATGATGATTTCCAGAATGTTGGTCAGATCAGTCATGGTTATTCCTCCCTCTTGTTGCTGTGCCCGAATAGGGCACCATCGTTGTGTTCAAATACATTCTCCAGCACCTTGGCAAAGAGCACGCACAGTATGCCGGTGATGGCAGGCTTGGACAGCTCCTCCATGGTGTAGGGCTGCCCCAGATGTACAGTGGAATAGATGGCGATGGCGTAGCTGATGAACACCCAAGAGATGGCCGACAGCGCGATAGCTACGAACAGAAGCCGTGTCACGCTGCCAAGCTTGGCCCGGGTCAGCTTTTTCAGCCCTACAAAGGCCAACGTCCCACCGATGAATACACCTGCCAGAAAGGCCGCCAGAGCGGCCAGCAACAGGTCCTTCATACAGGCACCCCCGCCCGAGTTAGAAGCCACGTCACAAAGGCCGTGGCCACGATTAGGACCAGCTTGTCCACCAGGCCGTCCCACCGCTTGGCGGGTTTGGCGGCGATTGCCTTGACGTCGCTCTTGATCTCCTTGACATCGCTCTCTACGGCGGCCTCTCTCATAGCCAGTACTTCCACGGAGGTGGCCAGTTTGTCCAAGTTGTCCTGCCGCCGTTCCACTTCCTCCAGCCGGTGTGAGTTGGACTTGCAGCGATCTTCGACCGCAGTAAGGCGGTGCTCGATCTTCACTTCCATTACTCGCTCACCCCCTGCACTTCCTCTACGGCACCCAGGTCCTCCCACCCGGCAGGATAGCTGGAGGGCGCCCACACGTTGTTGTCGATGGTGGACCGATACACATGGCCACCCTCCACCGCACAATCGTCTGTCATGTACACACCGCTGGTACCGTTGGGAGCCATGTAGGGTTTGGCCTTCTTTGGGTCAGTGGTGTGTTTGATAGAGTAGATGGCCGGCAAGTCAGCTGGGCGCACACCGGGGTTGTTGGCCGGCGTGTGTGGCTGCAAGATGGTATATACCTGGTCACCGTCCTGCACCGGGAAGCCTACATGGTCGGCGGTATAAACAGCGTCCTCACGCCACGCAGGAATATGGCCCTGCTCAGCGATCAGCGCCGTGCCGTCCATCTCAGGGGCACGGGCAGCCAGACCCAAAGCGGCAGCTCTGCCGCGTTCGCGCTCGCGGTGGAGCACTCTATTCTTAGCTGTCATAGGCGCTGTTCACTCCTTCCTGGTATGCTGCGTCCAGTTCTTCCCAGACGGTGGAGTCCTGCTCTGGGATAGGCACATAGGCGCCCTCATTTTCAATAAACTCGCCAGTTTCCACATTGCGATAGGTTCGCCTACCGTTAACCTCAACCTCTACATAGCCCTTTTTAGGAGGCAAGGTCGGCTTACTAATTGTCATGTCACCACCTCATTTCGCCCTAATGTAAGAGTACACAGCATCAAAAGAAATGGTTGGGGCTCTTTTTGCAGAGTTTACCGCAAACGCCGTAGTCTGCGTGCCGGATGTGGCTTGGGACCCTTTCCCGGCAGCCAACCAATTTGCCCCTGCAAGCACAAGATCGTTCATCGTTACTGCACCCTCAAACGCCAAACTTTCCTGTGCTCCGTTCCCCAAAGCCACTTTGTGCAAAGTGGTGGAATCGCATATGTACAACTTGGAGTCGTTGGCATTATGAATCGCAACTTCCGGCGTTCCAGACAAGGTGACGGTGTGTAGCAACTCCCATTTAAGGGTAGATGCGTTGAATCTTTCGATATACTTTGTGGACGTCGGGGCTTCTGCTATTGTGACATACGGCTGACGAACACGCACAATATATGCACCGGTATATGCCATGCACACGCGCGGATTCACATCGTTACTCTTAGTGTTTTTTTCATTCAATTCCCGCTGCGTCCATGTAGATGTTGGCGTTGTGGCCGTGGCAGTATATTGCCCGTGCCATACGCCATTGCTTGACATGTAGCGGTAATAACCACTACTCACAATCCACAGTTTTGCAGTGCTGTCATACTCCAGACACGGCTTGAAGGGTCCAAAACGATAGCTGGATGTCAGTGTTTTAGATGTCCATGTTCCACTCAAGTTATTGGTGGCATAGATATGAAGGCCGTTTTCTCCGGTAGTCGCCACAACAGCGACGTAGTATCCAGCCGCATACTTAAGATCGTACACAGAATATGTAGTGCCACTGACAGAAAACGCCGTATACTTAGTCGGACTGGCCGTAAGAGAGCTCAAAGTAAACACATAATAAGTAGTGGAACTCTTGCCCATAACAACCCAAGTGCCATTTGCATAGCACGCATTTTCAAATGTGATGCCGCTGAATACACTTGAGGTCTTCTTCGTGAACCCCTGTGCCAAGCCACTTGAGACATATACCGCACTGGAGGTTATCGCAAGATAAGATGATCCATCGGTAACGACTCTCAAAAATGGTGATGTGTCTGTCGTGCTCACTTGCACCAGAACATTTGCCGGAGTAGCAAGCATTTTGTACAAATCCGGATAGGTCGAGCTGAATACCGGAGCGCCATTGCACAACAACCAATTGTCGCTCAGCCCAATGCTCGTGGTTGTTTTTATATCCCCTATTTGTGGTGTGAGGCTGCGGAACATATCGTTTGGTGTTGCCTCTTCAGGATCAAGCTCCGCAAATTCTGCCGTGTCGTCAGTCAGAAAGGTAATCTTACCCATCGGATTTCCGGCCTGGGTCGGCTCATCGGCCCTTGTTATCGTTGCATAAAACGGAGCTGAACCATCCTCGGGGGTAATCAGCGCCCTTCCCGGATACTTGGAAACTCTGTCTTTCATTACACTTCACCTCCGTACAATTCGCCGCTGTAGTAGTAGGCGGCGATCATGTTTGTGATCAGCTGGTCCACATCGACCAGTATCTTCTCGATGTCGTTGGCCTCGGCTGGTTGCAGATCCTCCGCGTCTACCGGTACAGCAGGGGTCGTCTGGTAGACCGCCAGCACGTCCCGGACTTTCTGCACCTGCTCCAAATAGTGATCTATCTGGTCAGGGGCTGGGATATCATCGCTTGTCCAGTTGGTCTTGGGTGATACCTCGATATCGTTGCCGGCAGCCTTCAGGCGGTTGGCAATGTAGACGATAGCCTCGCCCACACGGTTGAGGTCGGTGTAGTTGTAAGCCCCTTTATGCGTAGGGTCTGCCATGATAGCCATTTCTTCATCTGTGGCATCCCCTGTCTTTGCCTTTGCATACAGCGCCTCCAGGGCATCCCGCTCCGCCTCGGTTCGGTCATAGATCAGCGTGTCAACGATGCTCATGTGCCGCCCTCCTTGTCCCAATAGACCACAACGCACCCAGTC